GTTAGCGTCAATAGGCGACGTGCCGTTGACCGGCGACGTGAACGTAGCGACGGAATGTTGACCGACCGTTTCTGACATTTAGCGACGCCCCAGGGCGAAGGTTTCAAGCGAAAAGCGGCTGAAGACTGGGAGTGCCTCTCCCGAGTCAATAATGCTGATATCGACGTAATAGCCCGTCCCACCCATCGGGATGCGGTAGTTCCGGCTGCCGGTCCCACCCCACGTCCCCTCGCCCCAATACGTCCCAGAGGCGCCCCACGTCTCGTCCGTCGAGGGGGGCAGCGAGAAGGACCCGAAGCTGTCACCCGAGTTCCACTCGATCCGGCACTGGTCCGAGCCCCTGAGCTGGGCAGTCAGATAGCCCCACCGGAACGCCTTGGCCTGCGCGTCGTCCCCGCAGTAGAGCCGGTGCAGCTGGGCCGTCATCGCATACCGGGAGCCCCCCGTGCCGGCCGCCGCGACGTTATCGAGGTAGACCCCCGGCGCATCGCAGAGGCTAACCCAGCCCGAGGCATCGCCCTTCAGGATAACCGGCAACCCCGAGCTGTTAATCGTCTCGAAGAGCGCCGTCGTATCCGGGTCGATGTACCCCCCATCCCACGGCCCCGACCACGAATCCAGCACCGTGTGATACTGGTAGCAGCCATAGTCTGGAATGGTAATCCACAGCTCCTTGGTCGCCCGGTTGATAACCGCCCGGATCTTGTCGAAGTTAGCCGACGACAGCTGCCGGATAATCGGGAGAATGGGGTCCGGCTTGGCCGGGGTACCGACCGAGGCCACTTCCGCCTCGTTGCACCGGTACAGCCCGCGCTCCGAGATGAAGTAGGCGATGTTGTTGTTCGCCACGATGCTCTTGGCGGCAATCGTGCCCACGTCCGCCGTGAGGCCCGCCGGAAGCGTCGTGATGTCGTCCTGTCCAAACCCCGTCAGCCGCGAGATACCGCGCCGGTGGAAGATGAGCAGGCTGGTGTTAATGGAGGCCAGCCCCACAATCGTCTCGTCCCCGAAGGTCCGCACGATAATCTGGCCCCCACCGCTCGACCCGTTCCCGAGGCTGTCCCCGTTATTCAGGTCGGAGTAGAAGATGCTGTCCGGGTAGGTGCTGTTCCCACATCCCCACAGGCGCTCGTTGTGCACCTGGAGGGTGTTGACGGCCACCGTTCCCGTGATGTTCTCGGTCAGCGCCGAACCCGACCACTTGTTGAGCAGGCCGCCGTCCGCAATATAGACCACGTCGTTCCCGCCGCTGTCCCGAAACTGCGCGAAATCCGGAGGCACGGTCGTCGAGAGGGTGCCGCCCTGATTCGTGTACGTCCGGGGGAACGTGCCAAACGTCGCCGTGTACAGGTCGCTGTTGGACACCGCCAGAATCTGATTCGTGCCGCTGTCCTGCTGGAACGTGAAGCCGTTGAGCACAGGGGCGGACGCCAGCGGGTTGGTCGAGGTGCGCTGGGTGCCCCCGCGCTTGGTCGCCGCGCCGTAGTCCGTCAGCCGCAGGTTCGTCGCCCGCCGGAGCTGGTTGGGCTGGACGGAGATGTCGTCCGACACATCGTTCAGCCCCCCTTCCATCCCCGGCTGCTGGTCCACCAGCCGCTCGCGGGCCATTAGCCGCCACTCCAGTCGTACTTCTGATCCGGGTACGCCATCATCGTCGGATTGATGGTGTAGCGGCGGAGGTCATCCAACATCGACGACCGGATGAGGTTCGCCTCATTACGCAGGGTCTGCGCGGCCACGGATTCTGCGCCGCCCTTGTTCAACAGCCGCGCGCCCGCCTCGTTCGCAATCAGCGTTTCGTTGGCGTCCGGAAAGTCAATGACCGACGCATCCGACGCGAGGTCGGAGAAGTTGGTCGGCTTGTAGTTGACATAGACGTACAGCTGGAGGCCAGACGAGACGGGCAGAATCTGCAGGGCCTGCCCGGCCGTGTAGTACAGGCGCGGGTAGGTCGGCAGATAGTTCGTCGTCGTCGCCAATGGCACGTCCTGAAAGCGAGTCTGCGTATACAGGACGTTCCCATCGGAGACGGACAGGACGCGAAAGAAGTTCTGCTGGCTATCGCCACTGCCCGAGGACAGACTGGCGAACGACACCACGCCGTTGCTGTCCGTCGTCACGACGCGCTGGGCGAACGTGTAGTAGGGCTGGGCGTTCAGGATATTCGACCACTCGTCTGCATAGACGGCGTTCAGCACGCGGGTGATGGTCGCATCCGACCACCGATCCGATGCGACGGCGTCCATCGTTTCGCGCGTAAGCGCAATCAGTTGGGCTTTCGTAACCGCCACGGCCGGAAGGGATGAAAGGGTTTACTTAGTGCGACCGCGCTTGGACGCGACCACTGGAGTCTCCAGCGCCTCGGCCAAGGCGGCTTCTGCGGCCTGGGCGACGGGCTGGGTGTCATTGTACTGCTGGACGTAGTCCGCCATCCGGCGCACCTCGTCCTTGGGATACTGCCGGAACGTGCGCTCCAGATAGGCCGGCGCTTCGTCCGCACTGCACAGCATCGGGAGATACCCGATGATGTCATACGCGCTGGCGGGATTCGTCTCCCCCGCCTGCACCCACTCCCACCGCCGATCCTCTGGCGTCCAATCCATACAGATGGCCCAATGCTCCCCGGTATGCTCCAGAAACCGCAAGTGCAACCCGGCATGGAGGGCCCGGAGCCGCGCCACGACGTGCGTGGGCGGCTCGGGCTGGCCGGCACTGTTGAGCAGCACCGGCACTCGGTTAGACCTCCACGAACAGCTCGACGTTGACCATCAGGTCCACGGCAGCCGTCGTGACAGTGTTGTTGGTCGTGACCACGAACCGAAGCGTATCCCCCGTATCGAGGGTGCGCTCCGCCTCAGTGAGCGTCGAGAGGAGCGAAACCGCCGTCCCCTCGTGTGCGACCAGCGCCTCAAGATCCACATTCCCCGTGAGCGCCACGGCCGCATCGGCCGAAGCGTCGTACTTCTGAATCACGCCCAGAATCGTGCCGCTCGTCGAGGCCGGCACCGTCCCCGCCGACACCACGGCGCGGTTGATGTAGCACTTCGCCGGATGCGACCCGAAGCTGTAGGTCGTCGTGGTGCTGTTGCCAATCGCCGCGTTGCACCGTCCAACGAGGAGGTTCGGCAGCACACCCAGACGGCCCGGCGTCGGAGCAAAAATGTTATACGGCATGAATTATCCTTGGGGTGGGGTGAGGGCCGATGCCCCCACCCCGTCCCGGTGAAGGTTACGCGACGTGCGTGTAGCGCGCCGTGTCGGTGTACCCGGTGATCGAGCCGTGCGCGTTGCGCGCGAGGCAGGCCAGGTTGCCGTACCAGCCGTAGGTCGTCTCGAAGGCGTCGCGCCCCGAGAGCCAACGCCACGGGCCAGCGCCCTCGAACTCGACGAAGCCCCAATCCTTCGCATCCACCCACGCCAGCGACGGGAGGTGGAGGAGATAGATGGTGCCCGCCGGGACATAGTAGTCCTGGACCATCGGGATGCCGCACACCTCAAGCGCCTTGTAGCCGCCCTTGATGGTGGTGGCGAACTCGCCGGCGGTGAACCGGCGCTGCCCGACCATCGACTCCATGAGCTTCTTCGAGAGGCCCGGGGTCGTCATGAGCAGGAAGTCCTTCGGACGCACCATCGCGTCCTTGCCGCTGCGGCCCGCAATCTTCTGGATGAGATCCCAGATGTCCGACTCGGTCGGCTGGTTCACATCCGGAGTGTCGGTGCCCGCCACCATCCGGGTCGCGTCCCAAATCGGGTACGACGAGGCCGAGATGTTATGGAGCGAGGCATACGACCCACCACGGTTCGTGATGGAGATGAGGCCGTTCATGGCGCTGTTGAACGAGGTGTCCGAGGCCGTGGCCTTGACAATCTTGTCCGTGGACGCCATGCCCGAAACCGCCGTCCCGAGGGTCAGCGTGGCGTTGTCGCCGCTGTTCGTGATGGCCGTGATGGCCGCACGCCCGAGCACCGCGTCAGACGACGAGGTATCGAGGACCGCGATGTAGTCGCCCACCGAGAGGAGGAGCGAGCCCTGGCCCGCGCCGCTCACGCCGTAGGGCGAGGACACGATGATGCTGGTGGTGCTGCTCACCGTGCCGATGAGCGCCACGACACCGTCGGCCTTATTGTGGAGCGCCTGCTGCATGAGCAGGGTGGACGCCTCCTTGATTTCCTCCATCGTCTTCTTGGCGATGGTGGTGAAAGCGGCATCCTTGGACTGCGTGCCAACGAAGGCGAGCCCATCGACCTGACGGGTCGTGTAGGCGCGGACCACGCCGACGTTCGCCTGGACTTCCGTGGCCGTGGTATCGGGCGGGAAGTAGCCAGACTGGGAGAACGTCGCACCGGCCGGACGGCCAGTCACGACATCGAAGAACACGTTGTTGCCACCCCAGCGCATGTTGCGGGGGCCGCCAGCGCGACCCTTCTCGAGCTGGGCAAGGAGCGGAGTGACGAGGTTCTGCACCTTCTCGCGGAACTGCGAGTAGACGTTCTTGAGCAGACCAGTCAGCTCCGCATCGGTGATGACAGTAGGAGCAGGCATTGATGTGTGAAGCTAGAGGTTAA